CCGACATCACGCACGCCCGCTTCGTCCATGTGGACATTGACCAGCCCAAGAGCGGCGGGGCGTTCGACAAGGGCGAGATCGTGGCCTCGCTGCTCGACATCGCCGCCCCGCCCAGCTTCGTGATCGATAGCGGCGGCGGGTTGCAGGCGTTCTGGCGGCTGGATGACCCGTGCGCGCACCTCGTCAGCATCGAGGGGATCAACACGCAGGCCCGTGACTGGTTCGAGGCGGACGCCTGCCAGAATATCGATCGGCTGATGCGCGTGCCGGGCTCGGTCAACTGGCCCGACAAGAAGAAGCAGCTTCGCGGTCGCGTTGCCCGCCTCGCCACTTTCGCCGCGCCGGACGAGGGCTTGGTCTATGCACCCGAGGAACTGGCTGCGACCTTCCCGCCGGTCAAGGCGGCAATCCCCGGCGCAGCGCCAGCGATCAATGTGGCCCTGCCCGCCAATGTCGAGCTGGTGGACTGCGACGGGCTGGGGCTCTCGGCGCTCGACCCGCTGCGCCTCGCAATCAACGAGCCACCGGGGCATGACCGCAGCGGCGATGGGCTGGCAGCGGCCCGTCTGATGGCCAATGCAGGGTTTGCTGATGAGCGGATCATGGGGGTGTTGCTCAATCCCGCCAATCCCGTCTCAGCCCACTACCTTGCCCAGCGCGACCCGCGGCGAGCGGTGGCCCGGTCAATCCAAGTGGTGCGGTCAGATGGGCCGCCATCGGGCGAGGCGCTGCACGCGCCCATAATGCCTGACGAGGATTTCGCGGCCTTCGTGGCCAACTGCAAGGCGAAGGTGCGCGAGGCCATCTCGATCAACGATGATCAGGATGAGGTGGAAGCGGAGGCGTATGGGGGCGCTGGTTCGCTAAACTCGTTCGCGGAGCCGCAGTGGCTTACCATGCTGGGGGATGGTGGCATCGCGCAATTCGTGCGTCACGTAATCAGGACCGCGCCGCGCCCCCAGCCCTATGTGACCTTGGGCGCCGCAATCTCCATGTTCGGGGCCATCGCTGGCCGGCGCTATGCCAGCCCCACGGACTTCCGCACCAATATCTACGCCATCGGGATATGCGATTCTGCCGGGGGCAAGGACAGGCCGCTTAGATCCATCACGCGGCTCATGACCAGCTCAGGCCTCAGCCAAAAGGTTGCCGGCAGCAAAATCGCCTCCGGGCAGGCCATGATTACCGACATCACCCGGTCGCCAAACATCATCTATCCGATCGATGAGGTTGGGTTCATGCTCTCATCCGTGACCGACAGAAAGCGGGCGCCGAAGCACCTGACTGACATCATCGGCAATTTCACCGAGTTCTACTCCAACACGAACGAGACGTTTCTGGGAACGTCCTACGCAGACCAGAGCGAGCAAAACGGCAAGCCCCGGCAGGTGATCGAGCAGCCATGCCTCTGCCTGTTTGGGGTGACGACGCCGGGGATATTCTGGGATTCGATCAGCAGCGATAACGTCAAGGATGGCTCGCTGGCTCGGTTCATCATCTTCCCATCGGACATGAATTACCCAGACCGCAACCACAATGCCGGGCGCGAGCCTTTCCCGGATGAATTGATCGAGCTGGTCAAGGCAATCGACCGAGGGCCAGATGGGCACACCGTATTCCCGATCGGTGAGGGTTCGGCGCAGGTGCCAAAGCCCTATGTCGTGCCCTATGCCGATGACGGGGTGAAAATGTTCTGGCGCGAGATGAGCGATCAGGAAACCGAGATGCTACGGATGCACGAGGGCACAAACCTCACCGGCATCATCGGGCGCCTGGTCGAGAACGCCACCAAGATCGCCCTCATCAAAGCCATCACCGATAATCCGAACGATCCGCGCATCACCATCCCGGATCTCGAATGGGGGATGCTGATCGCCAAAAAGAGCGTCAACACGATCAAGCAGGCAGTCAAGGAGCGGGTCGCGGACAACGCCTATGAGGCGGACATGAAGGCCGTCCATGGGGCAATCGCCAACGCTGGGAGCGCCGGCATTGATCGCACGGCTTTGGCAAGGGCAGTGCGGATTGATGCGCGCAGAAGGAAGGACATCCTCGCGCATCTGGAGGAAGCCGGAATGATCCGGGTTGCCAAGTTCAAGCGGTCGGATGGCGCCGCCGGCAATGATCGGGTGGTATTTTTCGACATTGCCTAGGCGGCCCCTAAATTCCAGAGCAGGTGAAAATTCCACGGTAAAATTCCGCACCCAACCATCTGATATATATCAGTTTTCTAAGATTTCCCTAAATTCCCGGCTATAAGGGTCCATATGGGGTAATAGGGGGTATGGGGGTGAAGGGGGAGAGATTGAGGAATTTAAGGAATTTAAGGAATATATATATATTTCAATATCTTACAGATGTAAATTAAAAGGAATTTTTATGGAAAAAATGAAACCCCTATCGGACGCCGCCAAGCTCAAAAAAGCGCGGGCCTCGATCGTCAAATTGTGGACCTATTGCGATCTGCTGTTCGGCTCGGACGGGGATGCCGAATACCGCACGCAGCTCTGGCGCGATGCCAGAGAGGAGTTCCGCAGCGCCGTCGACGCGATCGACCTCGGGTAGTCCGCGCTTGCTCGCCTTGCGCCTTCATGATACCTACGTACCCGACGCGGCGATCCCCGACAGGAGGATCGCTTTGACAGCACTGGCCACCATCGCAGCCGACACGCAGGTCGCGCTCGCCCTCGCCCCCAACATGCCGTACGATGCGTGGCTGGACACGGGCCGCAAGCTCGCAACCTCCAAGCGCAACATTGACTGGCTCATCGGGGATTGGATTGCTTACGGGAAGGAAAAGTTCCCTGAGCAGATTGCCCTCGCCCTTCCCGCCATTGAGGACGCTGTGGGCAACCAGCCTGCCATCAAGCGGCTGGAAAAGACCGTGCAGGCCTTCCCGCCCCATCTGCGCGATCCGTCCCTCTCGTTCGATCACCATGCCCATGTGGCCGATCTGCCGCGCGATGATGGCCTAGCCCTCCTCAAGCGGGCGCACGACACCCGGATGCCGGCCAAGCGGCTCAAGGTCGAGGCGACCATCCGCAAGATCGAGATCGAACGGCAGACGGTCTGGCGGGATGAGGACATCGACTACACCGAACTTCTTTCCATCGTCCGTGCATGGAACAGCGCCCAAAAGCATATACGCGAGCAATTCGTCGAAATGGCCGATGGCGCCAAGCTGGGGATCATTGAGGCATGAAAAAGAAGGTCCGCCCGCCCGCTGAATTTGCCGAGGTGTTCAAGCGTGGCGGCTATCGCCTGGTCGAGCATGTGTTCGGCTCGCGCACCTCGGTCAATGTCCTGTTCCGCCAGATGTGCGGCGGGGATGCCTTGATCGCAGAACGCCGGCAGGCCCGGAGGGTGAAATGAGCAACTGGCAAACCAAGTTCCTCGACGGCTCAAGTCGCTTCCCGCTTGAAATTGTGGAGGAGCTTCTCGAACAACTGCGCGACGGACGGTCCATGCGCGACATCTGCTCTGACCCGCGAATGCCGGATCGGGAAACCGTGCGGCGGTGGTGCGATGAAGATGCCGACCTCAATGCGGCCATTACGCACGCGCGCGAGATTGGGTGGTATGACCGGGCAGAGCGGGCTGTGGTCGAAGCAAAGCAGGCCCCGGACCCAGTGAGGGGACGCCTCGGCTTTGATGCCGAGCGGTGGTTCTTGGGCAAGGTCAGCAAGATATTTAGCGACAACAAGTCCAAGGCAATCGAACTCACCGGGGCCAACGGCGCCCCGCTGGCTGTGCGCGATGTGTCTGGGATGTCGGCGCGCGAGATCGCGGAAGAATACCGGCGAGAGATCGGTGAGTGATTTGGCCGCCTGACTACCGTGAGGCGCTGGCCAAGCGCATCGCCCGCCTACGCAAGATGCGAGACAAGCCGGAGCTGTGGGGTTTGGCCAAGGCGCACTATGCCAATCATCCGGCCGAGTGGATCAATGACTGGTGTGTCACCTACGATCCCCGCAACGCCGGCTCCGACATTCTGACCGCCATGCCATTCCTGCTATTCCCCAAGCAGGTCGAGCTGGTCGAGTTTCTCCACGCCTGCGTGTCCGGTCAGTCCGATGGCCTGATCGAGAAGTGCCGCGACATGGGCGCAACTTGGGTCTGCTGCGCCTTCTCGGTCTGGCTGTGGCTCTATTGGCCGGGGGCTGACATCGGATGGGGCAGCCGCAAGGAGGATCTGGTCGATCGGCTGGGTGTGGTCGATAGCATTTTCGAGAAAATGCGCGTGATCGTCCGCCACCTCCCCCGAGAGGTGCTGCCTCATGGCTTTTCCGAAAAGGACCACATGCCGTTCATGCGGCTCCTCAACCCCGAGATGGGGTCATCGATCGCGGGCGAGAGCGGCGACAATATCGGCCGCGGCGGGCGCAAGCTGATCTACTTCAAGGACGAGAGCGCACACTACGAGCGCCCAGAGAAGATCGAGGCGGCCCTGGGCGATAACACCCGCTGCCAAATCGACATCTCCTCGGTCAATGGCTTGGGCAATGTGTTTCACCGCCGCCGAGAAAACGGCATTGAGTGGACATCTGGCGCATCCCTAGTCCGCGACCGGGCGAATGTGTTCATCATGGACTGGCGCGACCATCCGGCGAAAGACGATCAATGGTATCGGGACCGCAAGGTCAAATTCACCAGCGAGGGGCTGGCGCACATTTTCGCGCAGGAAGTTGACCGCGATTACTCGGCTGCGGTGTCCGGGGTGATTATCCCGTCCGAATGGGTAACCGCCGCGATCGACGCCCATCTCAAGCTGGGCTTTGATGCGAGTGGCGGCGAGCGCGCGGGCTTCGACCCTGCCGACGAAGGTGCGGACCTTCATGGCCTCGCGCTCGCCAAGGGCGTTGTGGTCGATCATGTGGACGCGTGGGGTGAAGGCGACACAGGCGCGGCGACCCGCAAGATTATCGAGGTGATCGGAAACCGCCGCGTATCGGTGCAATATGACCCCATCGGCGTGGGCGCTGGGGTCAAGGCGGAATCGAACAGGCTGGCCGTTGATGGGCTTATGCCGGCGAATATCAGCTTCACACCATGGAACGCCGGGGCTGCGCCATTGAACCCAGATGCGCGGATGATACCAACCGACCCCGAAAGCCCCTTGAACAAGGAGATGTTCCACAATCTCAAGGCTCAGGGGTGGTGGCAACTGCGGATGCGGTTCGAGCGGACATTCAAGGCGGTGAACGGTGAGGCAGCTTATGACCCATCAGACTTGATCTCGCTGCCTTCGACCTTGCCCAAGCTGCAATCGCTCCGCAAGGAATTGAGCCAAGCCACCCGAGGCAAGACCGGCGCGCTCAAGCTGATCGTCAACAAGGCCCCGGAAGGCACCCGCTCGCCCAATCTGGCCGATGCGGTGGTCATGGCGTTCTGGCCGATCGCCCCAAGCTACTCGCTGGCCAATCTCTGACCCGTCCGTAACCAATAGTCCGGCCCGGCATATGCCCGCGTCATGGGCAAAGTCGTGAACTTCTTCGATGGCCTCGCCAACGTCCTGTCTGGCGCGGGCACCAATATCGACCGTAGGACGCACTCGTTCTATGCCCTGCGCGCCGTCAATCCGGCGGAGGTCCAGGCCAGCTACCGCGACAGTTGGCTGATGCGCAAGATCGTGGACCTTCCCGCGATCGACATGACCCGCGCCGGGCGCGACTGGCGGGCCGAAAGCTCGGACATTGAGGCGCTGGAAAAGGCCGAGCGCGACAATCGCATCTGGGACAAGCTGCGGCAGGCGCTGATCCTTGGCCGGCTTGGCGGCGGGGCCATCATCATTGGCGTGGGCAATGATCCAAGCATCCCCCTGCCCTCGAACATCGGCAAGGGCCAGCTTCGCTATCTGCACGTCGTGTCGCGCCATCAGATCACGCTTGGCGACTTCGATCAGGATTTCGACAGCGAGACATACGGCGAGCCGCTGTGGTTCATGCTGAATGGCCCGCGCGCCAACGTCCGCATCCATCCGAGCCGCGTCATCCCGTTCAAGGGCGCGGCAGTGCCGCACGACACTTGGGCAAGCCAACAGGATATTTTCTGGGGCGATCCGGTCTTTCGCGCTGTGGTGGATGCGGTCAAGAACGCTGACACGGCTGCTAATGGCTTTTCCTCGCTGATCGAGGAGGCCAACTACGATGTGGTCGGCATCCCCGGCCTTATGAGCAACATGGCCACGCCGGGCTATGAGGCGCAATTGACGCGCCGCCTCGCGCTGGTGGCCGCCAGCAAGTCCACCCATCGCTCGGTCATCCGTGATGCTGCCGAGACATGGGAAACGCGCCAAGTGAATTGGGCGGGGATGCCCGATGTCATCAAGACCTATCTAGCGATCGCCGCTGGCGCAGCCGACATCCCGGCCACGCGCCTCTTGGGCAAAAGCCCGGATGGCATGAACGCGACCGGCGACGGCGATGAGGCGAACTATGTCGCCATGATCTCGGCCCTCCAAGAGAGCGTCTTGCGCCCGGCCCTCAATCGGCTCGATCCGGTCATCATGGGGCACGCCATGGTCGATACTGAGGATGCGTGGTTCGACTTCTCGCCGCTCAAGGTGATGAGCGACATCGACAAGGCCAATCTGGCGCTGGTCAAGGCCAACACCGTGACCGCCTACGTCAACAACGGCACGATCCCGCACGAGGCGCTCTTGAAGTCCGTGCCCAATATGGTGGCCGAGGACGGCACCATTCCGGGGCTGGAGCAGGCCCTTGAGGACTTGCCCGATACGGCATTCGAGGAGCCGGATGCCGAGGACAAGGGCGATCTTACCAGCGAGCCGAACGGCGAGCCGAAAAACCTGCCCGAGACGAATCCGCGTGAAGGCACGGCCTAATGCAGTTCGAGCTCGCCGCGATGGCCGCGCGGAGTGGGTATCGGCGGCAGGTCACTGAGTTCCGCGCGATCAAGCCCACTGCCGCGTTCGGCAACGAGCTGGCGCACATCTATCTGGCCAACGTCGCCATCTGGGAGCGCGCCGCGCCCCGCATTGTCGAGCAATACGCCAGCAGCGTATCGGCCCTGCATCACGATCGCGCGCCGGCCATCCAAGAGACGATTGACGAGGCGGACGCGGAGGCGACCGACAAGCATCGTGCCGCCAAGATCGCAGCGGCGCTGCTGGCCTTCCTTGGCCGCTATGAGCGGTGGCACCGCACGCTGTGGATCTCCATCATCAAGCGCACCACCGTTGACCTTTCGCATTTCCTGAGCCCGCACGATGTAGCGCCGCAGATCGAGACGGCACTGGCCCGCAATGCCGCCCTCATCAAAAACATCTCGGACGAGGCGGCGGGCAAGATCAGCGACATTGTGTATCGCGGGCTGCAATCGGGTGCGCCGGCCAGTGAGGTGGCAGCCGAGATACAGGGCGCGGTCGCGTTCGCCAAGAAGCGGTCCATCCGGGTGGCGCACGATCAGCTCACCAAGGCGTCTGGCGCGCTTGATGAGGCGCGCATGAACCAGGCTGGCCTCACTGAATACATGTGGATGCACACGCCGCAGCGCCACCCGCGCCTCTGGCACCTTGCCCGCAATGGCCGGATATTCAAGCTGGGCGAGCCACGCGGTGATGAGCCGGGGATTGCCCCATTCTGTCGGTGCTACCGGGTGCCGATCATGCGCCTCACGAAAAAATCGCAGCCGTCCGTAAACGCCTAGGCGCGTCGGTTTAATCCGGCTGGCATGTTTCTAAAGGACCGCACCACCTTGAACGATGCGCGCCGCACCCAAGACGGGTCGCTGGTCGCCTTCGTGCGGTGCGCCCGGACGGGCTGTCAGGACTATGCCGGCTACGAGGTCGGCAAGCCCGATATGGCCAAGGTCACTGTTTACCGGCCCGAGAACGAGGTTTTCAGCCGCGACAGCATGGCGAGCTTCGCCAGCGCGCCCGTCACGCTGCAACACCCCTCGGAAGCCGTGACTGCCGACAACTGGAAGGCCTACGCGGTTGGCGATGTTGGCGAGGACGTGGTGCGCGATGGGCAGACTGTCCGCGTTCCCCTGATCGTGCGCGATGCCAAGACCGTCTCGGCCATCGCCAGCGGAACCAACGAGATCAGCATGGGCTACACCTGCGACCTCGCATGGGAGGACGGCATCGCGCCGGACGGCACCGCCTATCAGGCTGTGCAGCGCAACATTCGCATCAACCATCTCGCCATCGTGGATTCCGCGCGCGGCGGCCCCTCGCTCAAAATCGGAGACGCTGAAATGACCGTGAAGAAGATCACCTTTGACGGGCTGCCGCTCGACATCACTGATGCCGGCGAGGCCGTCATCAACAAGCTGCTGGGCCAGATCTCGGACAGCAAGACCAAGCTGAGCGATGCGGAGGCCAAGGTTGCCACCCTCGCTACCGAGGTTGCGACCAAGGACGCGGAGATCGCCACCCTCAAGCAGCAGGTTGCTGACGCCAAGGTGACCCCGGCTCAGCTTCGTGATGCCGCCAAGGCTTTCGCGCTGGTTGCCGATCAGGCTGCCAAGCTGGGCGTCAAGATCAGCGATGAGATGGGCGAGATCGAACTGCGCCGCGCCGCCGTCAACCTGAAGCTGGGCGATGTGGCGAAGGATTGGACCGACGAGCAGGTCGCTGCCTCGTTCGGCACCCTCGCCGCTCAGCTTGGCGATGCCAGCAAGTCTGCCGCCCCGGTCAACAGCGCGCCCATCTCGGTGGGCGATGCCCGCGCCGAATACGAAAAGGCCATGGCTGACCGCCGCGCCCATCTCAGCAACGCCTACCGCGGCGAAGAAGCCGCCTAATCAAGGGGAAATCCAGTGAGCATCACTATCCAGTCCACCTATCTTTCGGGACCGGCCCGTGGCTTCCCCGGCATGGTCGTTAACGGCGAGGACAGCAATCGCATCAGCCGCACGGTTGAGGATGCTGCCGGCATCGCCTTTGGCCTCGCGGTCTTTCAGGGCGCGACCGACCACGGCGTGACCGCCACCCCGTCCGCCAACTTCATGGGCGTCACCATCGCCGATGCGGGCCTGATCCCGCTGCCCGGCGGCGCGGTCGATACCTACCAGCAGTACCAGACTGCCGGCATCCTGAACGAAGGGCCGATCATCGTGACCGCCTCGGTCGCCGTGACCCCGCGTCAGGCTGTCTACGTCACCTCGGCCGGCGCGTTCACCAACGTCTCGACCAGCAACACCGCCATTCCGGCGACTTTCGATGAAACGGCTTCGTCGGGTTCGCCCGTTCGCATCCGTATGCGCCGCAACGCTTAAGGGAGCAAGCTGACATGACTACCGAATTCCGTGACGCTCAGCAGGCGGTTGGCTTTGTCACCCCGGCTCTCTATCGCACGCACGCTGCGGTGCTTCTCCAGAAGTACCCGAAGTTCAACTATTACGACTTCGTGCCCGTCAACACCGATGGGGACATGTGGGATGTCGGTTCGCTCGTCTACTCGGGCGACTTTGCCGGTGCCGCTGATTACATCAGCGCCAAGGGCTTCGACGTTCCCGATGTGTCGGCGAACTTCACGCAGGGCACCACGAACTTCTATCTGGCGGGCGCGGGCTATTCGCTCTCGCTTCAGGAAGTCAACCGCGCCATGCGGCTGATGGGCACCAACTCGAACCCGCTCCAGACCTCGCTGGGCGAGCGTAAGGCTCAGGGCGCGCGTCTGGTGGCCGACAAGTTCGTCTATGACGTGTGCATGAAGGGCAAGACCGAGAAGAACCTGACCGGCCTGATCAACAATGCATCGGTGCCGACTGCCAATGCGCCGACCGGCGGTTGGGGCACTGCCACCCCGTCGCAGATGCTGGCGGACGTGAATGCTGCGCTGAATGACGTGATCGTGAACAGCCTTGAGACGGCGCTGCCCAACACCCTGGCGCTGCCGACCTCGAAGCTGACCACGCTCAACAACACGCAGCTCACCAATGCCGGCATGTCGGTTCTGGCCTTCATCCAGCAGAACAACAGCTACACCGCCCTCACCGGCAAGCCGCTGCGGATCATCAACAGCCGCGAACTGGAAACGGCGGGCGCTGGCTCGACCAAGCGCATGATCGCCTACGAAGCCGATCCGCAGAATATGGAATTCTTCCTGCCGGGCGCGTTCGAGTTCCGTGATCCGTTCATGATTTCCTCGATGGCTTGGCGGATCGACGGCATCATGAACGTGGGCCAGCTCGAAATCTACCGCCCCAAGACCCTGAGCTACCGCGACAACATTTAACGGAGACAAGCTGATGGCAACCTACACCAACACGGCTGCTGGCCTGCGCGGGATCAATCTGAATGACGGCAGCACCGTCTGGGTTGAGCCGGGCGCGACTGTCGAAGTTGCCGATGCGGATGTCGCCAACACCTGCGATGGTTTGGAAGCATCGAAGGGCAAGGTGACGAAGGCTGCGGCGCCCGTGGATGGCGCATCGGCCTAACCGATACCGCTTCGTCGGGGGATGGGCTGGCCGTCAAAAGCCAGCCCATTTCCTTGTCCGTAATCCGCGCTTTCCCTCGGCATAGGATGCCTGACCATGACGCCTCTTGAAACGCAGTTGGTCACGATCTTCCCGGCCTTTGCGGCAGTTCCGCAGGCGCAGCTTGACTATTGGGTCAACCGCGCGCTGCTGACCACCTCGACGTGGAACGATGACCACGCGACGATGCTGCTGGCCTGTCACCTGATGGCGCTGAATGGCTTGGGGACCGATGGCACCTCGCAGATTGCGGGCGGCGGCCTGACAGGCGTTTCCTCGATCTCGGTCGGGCCGCTCAATGCCAAATTCAGTGATGAGGCTGTAAAGCAGCAGATTTCCGGCGACTTCAACGCATCGAGCTACGGCCAGCAGTTCAAGAAGCTGCTCCTCGCCCGCTCGGCTGGTGGTCTGGTGTCGGATAGCGGCTACTACACGCCCTACAACTTCGACGCTGGCCAATATGTCAATATTTACTAGCGCCTCGCGCGGGCTGGCGGACAAGCTGATCGGGATTGCGGGCCAGCAAATGACCCTGACGCGCCGCGCGCAGAGCGGCAGCTACAACCCTGCGACCGGCATGACGATTGCGGCTCAGACCTTCACCGTGACCGCCACGATCGCGCCCTATGAGACGTTCCGACACATGGGCTTCCACAAGGATCAAGGTCTCGACGTGGTGCAGGGCGACCAGGTGGCCTTGATCTCGGCCATTGGCGCGAGCGGCGCGCCGATCACGCCTCCGCAGGTGAATGACCTGCTGACGGCTGGCAGCAAGACCTACACCATCTCGGCCTGCGCGCCCCACTCGCCCGCTGGCATGGATTTGCTCTACCTCTGCTCAGTGCGGGGGCCACAATGACCTTCGCGCTCGACATTCGGGCCTTTGCCGAGAAGGCCAAGGCCAACGCCAATGCGGTGGTGCGCGATGCCGTGTCTGGCGTCGTGGAGGAGGTCGATCGGCGATCGCCCGTGGGTGACCCGGCCTATTGGGTGCGCCCTGCCCCGCCGCACTATGAGCCGGGCTTGTTCCGCGGCAACTGGCAATTGAGCGTTGACGCGCCGATCCTGACCGAGATCACCCGCATTGATCCCGATGGCACGGAAGCCAAGGCCGAGAACCTTGCGACCATTCCGGCGCAGGCGTTCGGGCACGTCTATTACCTCATGAACAACGTGCCCTACGCCAACCGGATCGAGAATGGCTGGTCAACCCGCCAAGCCCCCAATGGCGTCGTGGGCCTGACTGTGGCGCGCTGGGAGGAAATCGTGGCTGAGAGCTTGGCGGCGGTGCCGGCATGAGCAACTCGGCCATCTCGACAGCGCTGGAAACGGCGCTCGCGGCGATCAGCGGCTCATACCCGACTGCGTGGGAGAATGTGGACTTCTCGCCGCCCCAGTCGGCCTATCAGGTGGCCACGATCCTGTTCGCCCAGCCCGAAAACCCGACCATGGGCAGCACGTTCTTCCGCCAGCGCGGCTATATGCAGGTGCAACTGCGCTTCCCGCTGGGCGAAGGTAAGCAGCCTGCCGTGGCGCGCGCTGAGGCCATCCGTGCCGCCTTTCCGCGCGGGTCATCTTTCACTGCCAACGGCGTGACCACGACTATCGAACGTAGTGTGGAGATCATGGCCGGATACACCGACGAAAACCGGTTCATCGTCAACGTGAAAATCTGGTTTTTTGCGAACATAGGAGCTTAAGCGATGGCCCTGATTGCCACCGGCATCTTCAAGACGCTGACCCTCAAGAAGCAGACTGCCCTTGGCACCAAGGCGCCCGCGACCCCCTCGGGCTCGGCCACCAATATGCGGCGCGTGACTTCGGTCATGACCCTCAACCGCGCCAACTTCAAGTCGAAGGAAATCCTTCCGACCCAGCAGATCCGCGACGTTCGCCTTGGCATCAAGGCCGTGACCGGCACCATTTCCGGCGAGCTGACCGTGGGCGGCTATCAGCAGCCGATGGAATCGGTTCTGCGGCAGGTGTCGCAGACTGTGGTGACCACGGGCGCGCTGACGACCGTGACCGCTGCCAGCACCGGCACCAATACCGGCACCTTCACCCGCTCGGCCGGCAGCTTCCTGACCGATGGCTTCAAGATCGGCGATGTGGTGACGCAGAGCGGCTGGACCACCACCGGCACCGCGAACAACGCGCACAACTTCCTGATCACCGCGCTGACGGCCACCGTCATGACCGTGCAGACGCTTGACGGCGCGGCTGTGGTCGCCAAGACTGCCGGCGACAGCGTGACCACCGTGCAGGCCGGCAAAAAGACCTGGACGCCGCAGACCGGCCAGAGCCGCGACTATTACACGATCGAGCATTGGTACTCGGACATCGCCCAGTCGGAACAATACACCGACTGCGTTTTCTCCGAAATGAGCGTCAAGATCCCGGCGACGGCGATCACCGACATCTCGTTCTCGGTGCTGGGCCTCAATATGCAGACCGGCGTGACGCAGTATTTCAGCAGCCCGGCGGCCATCCCGACCGGCGGCTCGCTGGCGGGCGTCAATGGCGTGGTGCTGGTCAATGGCGTGGCCGTGGCCACTGTGACCGGGCTGGAAATCAAGGTGAAGGGCAATTACGCGGCGCCCGGCGGCGTCGTGGGCTCGCTGACCGACCCCGACATCTATCTGGGGCCGGTCGAGGTCGATGGATCGGCCACGATCCTGTTCACCGACAACACCATGCGCGACCTGTTCATCGCGGAAACGGAATGCAGCCTCGCTGTGGCCCTGACCGCGAACAACACCGCGAACAGCCCCTTCACCGCTTTCGTCCTGCCGCGCGTCAAGTTCACCGATGCCGACAAGAACGATGGGCCGACCGGCATTGCCCAGACCATGCCCTTCGTGGCCCTTGAGAACTTCGTGAACGGCGGTGCGGCGGCCTCCAGCCTCGCCACCACCATCTCGATTCAGGATAGCGCCTTTGTCTAATCTGCGCTAAAGCAAGGATAACTTATGCCCAAAGACACCCCGACGACGAACGCCCTTGATCTTTCCTGTTTTGACACCGTGGCCGCCTCTGATCGAGGCGCTGAGGTGGAACTGGTTCATCTGAAAACCGGCGAGCCCACTGGCATCTTTTTCAAGGTGCTGGGCACGGATAGCCAGGAATGGCGCGAGCATGTGAATGAGCGGGCGAACAAGCGGATGCTGGCTCAGTTCCGCGCTGACCGCACCCGCAAGGAGCTTCCAGCTCCGACGATCGAGGAAGCGACCAACGACGCAATCATGCTGCTGACCCGCTGCACGATCGGCTGGCGGACGGGTGATGAGCCGACCGTCACACTCAATGGCGAGAAGCTGCCGTTCAACTCGGCCAACGTAGTGCGGATCTACACCGAGTTCCCGGCAGTGCGGCAGCAGGTTGACGAGTTCATCGGCGACATCACAAATTTTATGTAAGCCTTGCCGAGGCGCTGGTCGCTTACGCGGAGAAAGAGTTCGCGCTCGCGGTAAGGCAGAAGGACGGATGCACGCTGCGCGAGCATCTGGAGAGTGCATGGCGCCAAACTGGTCGCAAGCCAGAGGCGCTATGCTTCGACCCGCCGCCCGACTGCGTGGCGCACCTCTGGCACTCGTTCCTTGAGCTGCATCAGGCGCGTGGCGGCAATGGCTTTGGCCCCAACGCGCTCAGCTTTTCCGAGATCGAGGCATGGCAACGCCTGACCGGGCGCTGCCTGACCCCATGGGAATTGAACGTAATGCTTGCGCTGGACCGTGCGTATCTGGCCTCCATACCTGCGCCCAAGGCTCCCAAAGATGACTGATATTGCCAATCTCGGGATCAAGATCGACGCCTCGGATGCGGACAACGCTTCGGCCAAGCTGGACAAGCTGACCGCATCGAGCGCCCGCGCTCAGGCCACCAGCGACACCTTCACCGCCTCAGTCGGGCGGCTTAATGCCTCCATGCGCGAGGCGGATGTGGCCGCCACCGCCAGCACCGCGAAGCTGACCGCAAGCCGCAAGGCTATTCTGGACGTTGCTGCTGCGGCGGATTTGATGGCGACCCGGCAGGCCGCAGCCTTGCAGACGTTGACCAGCGAGGCGCATGTTTCAAGCCGGGCGGTGAATGAGACGCTGGTGCTGACCCGCGAATTGAGCCGCGGCAACTTCACCCGCATGGCCGGCTCGGCCACTATCCTTGCCCAATCGCTGCAAACCACGAACAGCACCATGGGCGACGTTATCCGCTCTCTCGGCCTGATGCTTGGGCTGATCGAGCGGGTGCCGCCTGCTGTGGCCGCCGCAACGGCTTCTGAGATCGCGCTGAATGACGCGACTGTGATGGTCATGGAATCGGAGGCTGGCGCGGCTGCCGCTGCGCTCGCATCGGCCAAGGCCCGCGTTGCAGCAGCGGAGGCCGTCTTTGCCGGCTCCGAAGGTGTGGCCCGCTCGGAACGCCAGCAGTTGCAGGCCGCCGTTGCCCTGATCGCAGCCAATGAGGAATTGGCCGGCGCGGCGACTGCGGCAGCCTTGGCTGAGGAACGGCTGGCCATTGCTGAGACGCAGGCCGCAGCAGCAGCCGGAAGCGCAACCGCTTCCACTGAGGCGCTGGGTGCCGCCACGGCCACCGCTGCGGCTGAGGGCACTGTGGCCATGACCACGCTGGGCGCGGTGGTCGCTGGCGTGGCCGTTGTGGCCGGCGTTGCCGGGCTGGGCTTCGTTGCGGCTTTCGAGAGCATGAAGGCCAGTGCGGGCGACCTGACCGATGGGATGGGCCTGACGCAAAAGCAGATGCAGCGGCTCAAGGACGATGGCGTCTCGACCAGCATCACGCTGGGCGATGCGTGGAAGGGGCTCGGCCGCACGATCGAGCAGCACATGGGCGGCGCATTCTCGGCCATTGGCGAGATGCTGAAAAACTACATGAAGCAAGTCGCTCAAAATGGGTTTGAGATTGCGAGCGAGATTGTCGGCAGCATGACCGGCGCCTTCTTCGCCGTCAAATCGGTCTGGGAAAACCTGCCCGGCGTGTTCAAGAATATCGGCGGGAACGTCGCCAACGCATTCCTCGCCTCGGTCGAGTGGATGCTGAACAAGACCACCGACGCCTTCAATGCCTTCAAAAAGAAGTTCGGCTTTGGCGACGATGTGACGCATTTCTCTTTCGGTCGGATGGATGTCGGCGGAACGAGCGTCGGATCTGCGGCTGGCGCAGCGGCATCGGCATTTGCCCAAGGCAATCAGGCAGGGCGCGGCGCAGTGTCGCGCTTCGCATCCGATTGGGCGAAAAACTCCGCCGCCGCCGGGCGTGAGCGGATCAATGATGCGGATGGCGATCCGGGCAAGACCAAAAAGGCCAGTGATCCGGTTTCTTCTGAGCGCAGCTTTCTGGAATCGCTCAATCAAGAAACTGCCACCATGGGCCTATCCAAGGTGGCCCAAAAGCTGGCTGAAGTGCAACAGCGGGTCGAGGAGGCCGCTAAATCCGGTTTTCCTGACCTTGCGGCTGCGATCAAGGACGCTGGTGATAAATGGGCTGCGGCATTTTCGGCCAATGCGGCAAAAGAGCTTTTGCAGACCATCAATGACCAAAATGCTGAACTGAAATTCACCGCTTCTCTTGAGGGGATGACGAACGAACTACGCGATAAGGCTTTGGCGCAGCACAAGTTCGAGTTGGAACTGATCAAGCTCAAGCGCGAAGGTGTGCAGCTTACCGCCAGCGACATGGCAAAGCTACAAGAGGCCAACGCTATTGGCGTCGGGCTTGCCGGCGAAAAGGGGGCGACAAAAGATCAGGCCGATGCCGTGAAACGCATGACGCTGGCCGTCAAAGAATTGAACGACCAGCTTGGCGAAGCAGCGAGTGCTTTTGGGAATGTATTTGGCGAGGCCGGAAAGGGCTTTGCCGAGATGATTGACCGCACCATTCGCTTCACCGAAGAGCATAAAAAAATCATCGACCAGATGGCTGCGGCAAAAGTTGGCACCGCTGAATACACCACATTGCAAAAGACCAGCGCGCAGCAGCAGATCAACTATTACGGCGACATTCTCGGCGCTGGAAAATCATTCTTCAGCCAGACATCGGCGGGCTACAAGACGCTGCAAGCCGCCGAACAGGCCTATCGCATTTACCAGTTGGCCAGCGCGTTGATCAACAGCGTGACCAAGAAGCAGGCCATTGCTGATGACGCAACGCACACGGCGGCGAGCGTGGCCAATTCGGCTACGCGCGCGGCGGCGGATATGGGGGCGGGTGCCGCCAAAATATTCGCCGCATTGGGCCCGTGGGCTTTCCCGGTTGTGGGGGCAATGGTCGCGGTTTTGGCCAGTCTTGGTGTGGGGGGCGGCGGTGTGAGTGGCGGCTCTGGGGCCACTACCACTCCGCTCGACACCAGTAACTTCACCTCGGACGCCTACACCAGCCCCTACAGCACGCAGCCGGGTCAGAACGGGCTCTATAATCCGACCAACGCCGCGACCACGCCCAACTATAACCAGTCGGGGGGCGGTGGGACGGTGATCGCGCCGACCTATAACATCACCGCGCCGGGTGCTGATGCGGGCACCGTCCAGCAAATTCAGACCATGCTGGATGTTCATACGCAAAGCGTGGTGGCGCAGGCTGTGCAGGCATCGGCGGTCTATCAGGCCCAGCAGGCGCAGCGCCAACGCATTGGGGGTGCATAATGGCCGTTATTCCGGTCCCCGCCAATTTTAGCTTCACCGCGATTACGAAGTTCACGCTGCAACGCGCCTCGAACATCCTGCGCTCGCGCTACACGGGCGCCGATCAGGTGGTGAGCTACCCCTTCGCCGTCTGGTATCTTGAGGGCAGCCTGGTCGAATATGACGGGGCGAATGCCGGCCTCATCCGCTCGTTCTTCGCCCAGCTTGAGGGCCAGAAAAACACATTCCGCCTGCCCGTTCCCGGATACACCACGCCCAGCACCGGCTATGGCCGCAATGACGCGACCGTGGCCTCTGCCATGGCTGTGCGCGCCTCCTCGGTCACGGTGGGCAATCTCACCGCCAGCGTGCCGATCTTGGCCGAGGGCGACTATTTCATGCTCAACGACGAGCTGAAGGTGGCGACGGCTTCCGTCTCCTCGAACAGTTCGGGGCAGGCAACGATCGCGTTCAAGCCGCCCGCCCGCAAGGCGGCTGCCATAGGCGTGAACGTCTATTTCCAGAACCCGACCATCTACATGCGCGCGCAAGGCGATGATGTGGCGACATGGGGCATCAACCCGCCTTACCGCCACCCGATCAAGTTCAAGGCGGTGGAGGCGATCACGCTATGAGCCAGCGCCCGCTTGATACGGCGACAGCGGCGGCCTTTCAGCAGAGTGACTTGCCGCTTGCCTTCATCATCTACCTCGACATCTTGGGCGACCCGCTGCTGACTTGGACCGGCATCGGGGATCTGACTTTCTCGGCTGGCCAGACCGGCGATGCCCAACTTGACGGCAACACCTTCACCGGCTCGGGGTTGGTGATCGAGGTGGGGTCGGCCACGGACGCGGTGGGCGGCTCTGACGTGCTGACGCTCAGCCTGCCCGGCGTTGACATCACCATGCCGGCGCTGCGTCAGGTGATCTACAACCGCAACAAGTGGCAGTTCCGGCGCGCGTGGGTGTGGATGATGGTCTTGGACCCGACCACCTATGCCATCGTCGGCAAGCCCTTCCGCATCAAGACGGGCCGCATGGACCAGATGCCCTACAGCGAGAACGCCAATGGCGGCATCGTCTCGTGCAAGATCGAGGGGCAGCAGGCTTACGGCAAGCAGGCGCTCATGACCCGCTACAGCGAGCAGCCCGACCTCGATTCCGCCGATAACAGCCAAAACTTCATCTACAGCCTCGCCAATATGACGGCGGCGATGGGCACACCGTCCGCCACTCCGCAGGCACTGGCCCCCTATTCCGGCGTGCAGGGCTTCAATTATAACGGATACGTGCCTTGAACCGGCTGGATAACTGGCAGGCCAATCTCAGAGACGTGATCCGGGCGCGCAAGGAAGCTGACTTCGGATGGGGTCGGAACGATTGCACGCAGTTCGCGCTCGATGCCATTCAAGCCGTGGTTGGCGTGGACCACGGCGAGGGCAACCGCGACCGCTACACCACTCCGCGCGGCGCGCTCAAGATGCTCAAGAAGGGCTATGGCGTCGATACCTGCGAGGGGCTGATCGCCAAGTTCTATGGCGAACGCAAGCCGATTGCCTTTGCCC